AGGATTGGCAGTGGTTGCGTCGTCAGGATAAATTCGATAGTTTCCGCCGCCACTAGATACTGCGTTGAAGTTGAAATCGCCTGTAGACGACACCGTGCTTTTTACAGTGCCAGTTACGTCCAGAGGGACTGAGGGACTTGTCGTGCCAATACCGACGTTGCCGCTGCTGTCAACTGTAACGCGGGTAACTGTCCCGCCCGATTGTAGTTGCAAGTCACCGCCAGACTGAACAAATAGTTCATCGCTGCTGGCTACGTACTGAACTTTTGCAGCAGACGTGTCTGTTTGTGTGCCAAAAATCAAGCGCGACTGGCCTGTGGTGTCTTCCGACAAAATGCTCATGCCCACATTAGTCTGAACTTTAGAGAGGACAAGTTCATCGCCGTTTACAGGACCGTCTGCACCAGCGCCGATTTTGACCTTGTCACTGATCGCAGCAGTGCCCGTTACGTCAATGCCTGTGGACGTGGTGGCAAGTTTTTGGTTGTTGTTGTAATATAGCGTTACGGCCCCATCGGTCTCAAACTGTGCAAGCGTTTCGCCACCTGCACTTTCAAAGTCAACACCTGTACCATTAGAAGTTACCTTTAATGCACCAGCACCCGATTCCTTAATGTAGCTATTCGAGCCATCATGATAGACGCTTAGGTCAGAGCCAGCGCCAAAGATAGCTTTACCGCTGTCGCCGAAGGTCAAGTCGCCAGCCATAGTGTCGCTAGTATCGCTCCGAAGAAATTGACTAGCTTCGAGACCATCAACGGTGTCAGCGTCAGTAGGAATATTAACCCAGTCATAGTCAGAGCCATTATAGCTAAGAACTTGACCAGAGGTTGCCGTAGAATAGTTAAGGTGGGCGTCTACCGTATCATTAAAGCTTGCGGTGGAGCTTTGGTTAGAACCATTACCAATAAAGATATTACCATCGTTAAGGTTAGGTGTAGCATTAGAACGTCCCGCACCTGTAACCATGATAGATCCATTAGAAGCATGTACCTTGATTACCTTACCAATGTTTTGAATAAGGTTACTTTCGCCGGAAGGTGCTGTAGCTGTGAGTCCACCAGAAGTATCTACATAAAGAGTATCACCTGCTGAAAAACTAGAGGTATTAAGGCCTTGAACAAAACCAGAAAGCACAATTTCACCCTCTGCCTGATCAGCGAGAGTGCTTACAAGAATACCCACCGCAGGCATAGTAGAGCTATTACCTGATGCAGCAGCTTGAACTTCCATAGCGTTTCCGGTTGAGCCGCTTTGGTAGACAGGAGTACCAATCGTAATAGAGCCTCCAGAAACATTCTTTGCTGTTTCTTTAAGAGCAAGTTGGTCGTCGTTAGGGGCAAGTTCAATTACTGTGCCGCCTGTTGTTTTAGAATAAATCTTTTTATCAGCCAAGTTGACTGCAATTTCACCGGGTTCCAAGTCTTCAGCCGAAGGGACACTGGATGCTACCGATGATTTCTTGTGAATAATCTTAGTTGCCATTGGGCTAGTTTCCTATGTGTGAGGAGGACGACTCTATAGAGAGCCGCCCTAAAAGTGATTTTAGTAAGTGCCACCGTCAAGGGTGACATTCTGTAGTTCTTCGTTGATTAGATCCCAAGCATCATCTGTTTCGTTCCACAGGAAGGACTTGTTAGCAGAAGTACCTCGTTCAATTTCGATACCACTGTTTTGAGAAGGCGTCCCTGTTTCATCACTGTTCAGCAGGATAATTGCATCACCGATGTTAACTTCGTTTGAGTTAACTGTTGTTGTTGTGCCTTGAACAGTAAGGTCGCCAGCAATAATAACCTCACCGGAAGATGCACCTGTGACAGCAGGGTCGATAGTGATTGTAGAACTACCTTCGATCAAGTCAGTCGTAACTTTATTAAAGGTCACATTAGAATTAGTTTCAACAGCTTGGCCAATAGAAACTTGACCGCTAGAAATAGAAACACCAGTACCAGCAGTAATATGCGCTTGTACTTCACTGGCACTTGGACCTGTGTACGTAATAACACCAGTACCAGAATTGTAGCTTAGTGAACCATCTCCACCTGAGTCTGTAACAGAAATAGCACCACGGGCATCAGAAACAGTATTAGAAGCAGCCTGAATATCAGCTTCAGCAAGAGTGTTGTTAATCCAAGCAGAACCGTTCCACTTTAGAATTTCTCCGGAAGAGTTTGAAGTGATTGTTACGTTTTCCAGATCATCAAGCGTTGTATAGCCAACTTCTTCAAAAGCCGATCCGTTGTGAGCTTTCAGGTGGTTGTTAGCCGTGTCATACCACAGGTCACCTTCAGCAGGGTTAGCTGGGGCTGTTGAGTCAACATAAGCTGAGCCAAGCAGTACGACAGAACCTCCATTGTCTTTTGTGTATATTTTACGGTCAGCAAGGTTAAGGGCGATTTCGCCTGTATCCAGATCGCCAGTAAGAGGGGCTGAGCCGCTTGTTACTGACTTTTTAAGTAGAATTTTAGTGGCCATTAGTAAGACCCTCCTCTAATAAAAGTGTTTTCATTATCGATATTGACAGTAGACTTATATTTACTTGAAGCCCCGTCATAGATAAGCACCGCCCCGTCTGTTTTACCAGTGTTGTCAATGTCAGTTACACTTGTTGTTGTTAGTGTGTGATTAACAAAGTTTGTACTGGTTGAGTCATACCGAAGAATTTCACCATCAGCAACAGACGCAACATCAACATTAGCAAGTGCACCTATTGGAGTATTAGTACCTACAACACCAAGGTTAAAGGTTTTAACTACATCTCCTCCGGAGGTGCTAACAGTAATAAGAAGTTCGGACTCTGAGTTTACTTCTACATTGCTAATCGAGTCGCCTTTAGTGCCTTGTCCACCTACTCTTGAAAGAGAAGTTGCATACTCAAAAGACTCTACTTTGGTTTCATGTTTAACAGTACTCGCGCTGACTTTAATATTATTATTAGAAACAGAAACCTTATAGTCAGACATTTAGACCTCCTCAGACGGGCTGTAAAGCACTTCAACCAAACCACGGAAAGGTTTCCAGATTTGTTGAGCAGAGCCTACACCGCCATCTCTAACTTCTAACCCAATCCAACCATAAGTGGGGGACTGCGGAGTTGGTTGAGTGGTCCAAGAATCAATAAGGTTCTCAGGAATTACAATTTTAAAAGTATTGTCTGTAGTTACTGCGTCAATTAAGTCAAGTGTTGTTACTTGTCCGCCTGATTTAACTACAGTAGGATAAGACCCAGATGCTACACCTGACATGTCTGCTTCAACAATTTTTGCTGTAACAGTATAGCCAGCGAGACTTGTTATCCAGTTAAGTGTTATATCCATATGGATTTGTTCGCCTTCAACCACTGAGATAAAGACTGCGCCGTTATCATCAATAAGGTCTTTGGAGGCTGAATTTATTCTTGATCTTGCCATTGTTCCTCCTTGCCGATCCTCAGATGGGCATTAAAGGTTAAAGGGGGTAGCCCCACCTGTGAAAGCAGGGCTACTTGGGTTTACTTCAAGCGGTTAATGTAACGCTGAAGACCTCGCCGTTGACGATTCTTCTGGATGTCTTTACGCTGTTGAGCACGGTTAGCCCCACCAGAAGTACGACCACCAGTGCCTTTGGCTCGCATAATCTGAGATTGACGACGCTTCCCGCCTTTGGTCTGAGCCGTACCCTTATCAGGGTTAATGCGGCCTTTAATACGTCCAACCGCGCGTTTAACGGTGCTAGCCGCAGTTTTAGCTTTACCTTTTACGGTGCTAGCCGCTTTACCTACTGCTTGTTCAGCCATCTTACGCTTACGCAGAGCCGAAGTATTAGAGCCGGTAACACGGTTAGCAACCTTATTAGCAGCGATTTGCGCTTGACCAACACCACGACGTGCTGCACCCGCTGCGCTTTTAATTGCTCCACCGACCTTTTTACCTTTACGCTTAGCAGCAGATGCAGCTTGTGCGGCGGCAAGGGCTGCTCGTTGTTTAGCAGAACCCCAAGCTTTACTTAGAGACATTGTATTATCCTTTTTTATTGCAAGAGACTACGAACTCATAGTTAAGATTTATAGAATTCAAGTAGTCCTTTGTTGTTAGTTTTAGTTGCTCACAATGAGCCTCTGATTGAGTCTGAATGGGATGCCAACCATCTATGATAGTAGCCTCACCATCCACTATAAACATAATTACTAGATACCACATGTTAAAAACCAAACCCTCTTGTTGTTACTTTGGTACCACCTCGTACAGGGAACAAGTATTCTACTGCATACCGAAGACCATCTGTCCAGTGTTCTACACCTTCTTTCTTACAGATAGTAGCGGTATCAGGATTACTTTCCACCCAAGCAGTACGCTCAAGGGATTTAATTGTATTAACACAACGCGGATGAACATACATGTCGATGTCCCCATTAGCGTTCTTGAACTTCTTGTTAATAGCTGCAACACTATCAACAATAGGAGGTGCTTTACTGTGTGCTCTGGTCTGTATTCTTTCAGCTTGTAGTATGCTAAAGTCTGTACGCCCAACAGCAGCAGAAGACTTCCTAGCCTTACCACTAGGGTCAGGATAAGAGATAATGCGGTGTCCACGATACTTATCTGCTAGAGTCCTAGCAAGAGTCTCAGTATCAGGATGCCCTTGCATCTCATCTAAGATGTGTATCTGATTGCCCCGTAGAGCAAAGATAACAGAAGCCATTATCGTTTATGTTCAGTAGAGTTTGTTAGGCTCTACCCGAAAGAAGTTATGTTGTGATTATTTTGAAACTACCTGTAGCAACTAGGTAGTGTAGGTTTTCTTTTTATCTTTTCGTCCAGCATGTTTGCCAAACTCTGTAAGGGGTTTCATTTCCTTACATACACAACATTTTTTCATGTTAGGTCTCCTTGAAAAAGGGAAACATAACTTCTTTCTGCTCATACTTTCATATGAGACCAGACTATATCTTACACTATTGATAGTGTCTCCGCGCTTCCACTCACTTGAGTGTACTCCACAAGGGATAGTCGTTGCACCTTCCTAACAAAGTAGGCTTGGCTCAGGGTTGCCATATGCTTGCTTAAAGCACTTAGGGTTTCTCTGAATTCACGGAGTTTAGAGTCGGCTAAGGGAGTTTCCTCACCGACATTGAAGTCGATAGCAACATGCACATCTTCTCCTGATTCAAAGCCCGGTAAGGACTTATCGATGTGCTCTTTACGGTTGAATGTATAGAACACAGTATTACCAGAGTCCTCGAAGCTTGCTGTATATTCCCTAGCAAACTTCAAAGGGTCTAGTGTAAGTTTAATTCTTTCAATCTCCTTATCATCAAGGTAAGGAGAGTCTACATAGGTGTAGTGATAACTCTTCCAAAGAGCATCTGTGTCTTGTCTGTTAAACATATCGTGAAAGTAGTTATAACCCATTGGTGTACTAATTATGAGCGCCCTGCCGGGTTTAGCCCCGAAATTGTCTGCATTCTGTTTAGACCAACGAGTAGAGATACAAGGCTGGATAACAGACTCCCAAACTTCCTTGAGACTACTCCCTGCGCCCTTCCAAGAACACACTTCGTCACATACAACAAAATACTGACCTGTACCACGCATACGTTCTGCTGCTTCATAAGACCAGATTTTTAGTTGTACGTTATTAGGGAACCAGAAGGTGCCACTAACACGAGACGCTTTTATAGCATGTTCTTCCATACCTAGCTGATAGGCCAACAAAGGATAGTAGATGTCTACTGCCTGTTGGTAAGTAGGAGCGATGATAGCGACGTTCTTATTGGGAACTTCTTCAGGTAAGTCCATAAGCTCTTGTACAGCTAACATAGCAGAAACAGCCGCTAGATAGCTTTTACCAAACCCTCGACTAGCACACACCACAGAATAACGTATTTGATCTTCTAAGAATAAGTCAGTAATGATTTCAGACTGTCCCTCATGTAACGTAACTTCCATAATATATATCCTATAATACTAATTTGTGATACAAACAAATACTCTTGTAAAGTGTTATTATTGTTCCCCAAGAAATCTCCTACTATAACCACCACAAAGACATGAAGTAAGTAGAAAACAACAGGAGATAAAAGAATTACCATTTTACTTTGTTAGCCCAATAAGCAGCACTCATTTTACCCTTAGCAATATTAGTAGCATGACGAGCTTTCCAAGCCAAGCGGCGAGAACGATAAGCATCACTTTCATTAGCTTTCTTAGGGCTTCCTTTTACGCCTTGAGATCCAAAGCGAATAGTTTTAACTTTATCACCAACCTTAGCCACAACAACATGAGACTTAGTTGGATGATTCGGAGTGCGTTTAGGTTTATTGAACCCAGACACACCAGCACGAGCTAGTCGTGGATCCTTCTTAGTCATTACATAGACTTCTTACTACGGGGCCGAGAAGATTTAGTAACTTTGTTCTTTTTAACAGGTGGTTTAGCGGTCATGTTGGCTTTCTTCTTTTTAGAAGGACGTCCAACTTTACTTCCATAGGTACCGGGACCATAAGGCATGATTATTTCCTTTTCTTAGGTTGTGAAGAATACTGCTTTCCTGCTTTTGTATCCTTGCGTTTCTTTGCTGAAGAAGCTTTATAGCGACTATCAGACATACGGTTAATAGCTTTAGTTGGGAGGTAGCGTTCACCGGTAGCATTAGGACCACGTACAGAAGGTTTACCAGACTTGGTTCTCCACTTCTGTTTAGTCCATTTAGTCATAGACTTCTGTCCAGCGTCTTTACCACCAGTATAAGTACCACCACGCTCTCTATAGAGTTTAGCAGCAAGTTGCATAGCTCTAGCAGAGTGTTTACCGCCCATACGAGCTACAGCATCTTTCTTAGCTTTCTCCCACTTCTTCGGGTTTGCTCTTCCCATCTTTCTTTTCCCCCTTCAGTGTGAGCTTAACAGCCATAGGTTTAGAAGTAGTAACTTCTTGTTCAAGTCTTTCTGGGACTTTCTTGTAGGAGTATTGCATAAGATCATTAGTAATCTTTTGTTGTGTCCCTTTAAGAGCAGCAGTAATGTGGGTAGGCTGTCCTGTTTTAGTGTTATAAGAGTTCTTAATCAGTTCTTCAAGGTCTTCATATTGTTGGACCATAACAGCGATAGGATCAAACCCAAGTTGTTCAAGCTTCTTTACAGATTCATAAGAGTAAATGTTCTTTGAACCTTTAGGACGACCTGCCTTTTTCCTTACACCACCGTTCTTACCTTCTTCACCGGCAAGGATGTCGCCATTCCAATCTTTTTCTTTAGTCATTTCTAATTCCTATTTATTCAGTTGTTTTTTCAAATAATCTAAAACATTATTCAGAAAAGCAAAATAATTAAACCCTTGTAAATAATGTCTAAACCTAACAGCGAAGAGAATTAGTCCTCGCTGTCAGTCTGTTCCATTTGTTCCATTCTTTGTCGTAAAAGTTTATTTTCAGCTGCTAGTACATCAATCTGTCGTTGAAGTGAGCTTACAGTATCATCATAAGCTCGTTTGTTAAGAGCCATACTACGGAATAGCCCCATAAGTCCTGCCGCCACAACAACTAAGAATATCCCTAGAGAGGGTGGCAGGTACTCCATGAGAATGTTAGCTTCAGCCATCATTCTTTTTCTCCTAAAAGAAAGCCATACACATAAAAGCTACACAAGCAGTAAGGCAGCGATATAGCAGTAATCAGGTTCCATCCGCCAAGTTCTTGAAAAGCAGAAATAGAGATAGTCACCCAAGCTGCTGTAGCCATTAAGTTAAAGACACGTCTTTGAAGAAAGCCGTTATAGTAAATTTGACATGCGCCAAGTGTGAAGGCCATCCAAGCCCACAAGAAGTTATTGATCGCTAGAGTCTCAGAAGAAAAGCCATAACCCCCACCTACCAGCATAGTAAAAGAAATAAACCAGAAACCAATCCCAGAAGCTTGTTCAAGTCCACGACCATAAAACCTTACTTGAGATTTTTCTAGTTTTTCCCCACCAGCAGCCGAATAGAAACAGGTTAAAGACTGGACCTTAGAGTCTATTGAGATTCCGATTTTATTAAAGTCCATGCGAAAATTACCAAAGTTAAAGTGTTAAAAATAAACCAGACGTAGTTACTAAAATCACGCCCCCAAGTGTTGCCAACTAGCCATGAGGAAAACCATGTAGACTGAGCTACCATGTATATTCCTGTGTTCAGTATTATAAGAGCAGTGACAGGTCTATCTTTAGAAACCTTTGAAGAACCAAAAAGAAGAACGACTGTGGCAAGAGCAAAGGGGATAATGTCAATGTAGTGAATAAACATTTTCATAGTCCCAAAGTTTAGTACATCCTAAGCTTAAAGTCAGGTTCTATAGGATTTAGCCTGTAATGTATAATTAAAGATATATCTAAAGATATAGTTAGTTTTTATGTAGTATAAAAAAAAAACAAAAAGAACAAACATAATAATACAAAAACAAAAGAAATAAGTTTTAAATTATACATCTTAAATTTATTCTTTATTACCCACCCCCCCACAGGT